TCTTGCCCCATGCGTTAACCCAAGGGCCGGGAGTGTGTTTTTGCGGGTTCATTCTTCGTCACCTTCTTCGTCACTTTCGGCGCGGATTTCTTCAACAATGCCTTCGGCTATTTCATAGAAATTGACGTCAGAGAGAAAAGCGCGAGCGTAGTCAATCGCCAAACCTTCTCGGCTACCGTTCTCGCTGATAACGTCGTCGGCGTATTCGGCCAACCACTTGGAAAGGTCGGAAACGTCCGAAAGGTCGCCGTCGTAATAGTTAGCAACGTCGAACCCGTCGAAGATTTCAAGGGCGATGCGCCATGTGGCGTAATTTGTCCACCCATTGTACGTTTTATCGTTCATTGTCGATTCTCCGAAAAGGTGCCCAGCGCACCCCATAGCACCCGCGTTAACAGGTGCTACAGGCTGCGAACGGGTTAGGCTGCGGCGGATTCCATTCCGGACACTTCCGGCGTGTCATGGAACCATTGCAGAGCATTTTGCGGCGTGCCGACGGCATCAGTACGCATTGGCATCACTATCACGAGCGCACCATCGCGTCCGTCTGTAATAACGGCAGATTCGTTACCGCGTGAGTGAATCGACACGCCGAAATTACGCTTGGCAGGAATGTTGCGATAAATTGCGAGTGCTTCTGCTGCATCCGCAAGATAACGAGCATTGAAGCCGGACAATTTAATGTCTCCGGCATCACGCGGAACGACACGAGACACGTCGGGGAACTTACCGTCGAGCACCTTGCCGGACACCATGCCGCAGGGTGTGTCAATTGTTACCGTATCGCCGTCTAACGTCATTACAACCACGGCGTCACCGTTACGCTTGCCGCGTCCATGCTCGCCTGTAAATTGTTTCAACGCCGCGTCGATTGTACCGGCGGAAACGATAACGGCATCGTGATCGGCCTTGTATCCGTCACATACGAACAACCGATGCCCGTCCGTGGCATAAATCCGGCCAGCTCGTAAATCGAAACAAACGCCGTTCAAGTACGAACGAATATCTTTTTCTGCGGCATGAGTGCGAGCGGCACGAATGGCCGACAGGTTTGCAGTAAATTGCATGAGATTCTCCGGTTAAATGATGCCCAGCGCATCCGATAGCACACGGTTTCCCATGTGCTAAAAGATGAGAATGGGTCACTCCCAGTTAAAAAGAAAGGCAAGGATGCCGTAGAGGCCAGCTAGCACGCCGAAACCTATCAACGGCAACGAAAAGGCAAGCATTGCGTCAAGAATCACGGTTGCACCCCCTTTGCCAATGCTTCGAGCTTTGCGACTAAACTCTGGCGAATCTGATAATCGAGCATCCCGTAGGCGTCGGTGGTGCTGTTGTAGTCATAAAAGCGCATGATGGCCGTCTGCGTCAGCTCGCAAGGCGCTGCAGTGACGTATTGCAGCCGACGATCAACGTCAACGAACAACACTCGACCACACTCGAGCTGGGTGGCAGCAATGCGCTGGCCGTCGGCGGAATAGCTGCGACCAGTGTTGAAGCTTATCGTTTTCATCTTGTTTATTTCTCCGTGTTGAATATCGACCAGACATCACAATAGATTGTATTGCGGATTCCTGTCAATACCATCACAACACTTTATTTTACGTTCTGCCCGCAATGCGGATTATGCAATGCAAGATGCATAAATTGTGGTAGGCAAACCGAAAATCTACCTACCACCAACCTACCACCACCACCCACAAAACCACCCACAAACTAGAAGCTTGAAGGCTCGAGATGCACAAAAGATCGGCACAACCTGAAAACGTGGTAGGCAAGGGTGGGTAAAAGGGTAGCGATGCAACCCACGTCGAAATGCCTAAAATCATAGGCAAGACTGATGCCGTGGTAGGTTTGGTATGTTTGTAAAAAATTGAAAAAAAAAGAGGTAGGTAGATATAGGGAATACAATGTTCTCGGACAACCTACCAAAACTACCACGTACAACTTTGTTGCTGCATAAAACCTACATTGTTGCGTATTTGGTACAATTGCTCGAGGTTGCTTTTACGCCACACCTGGCTTGTTGCGTTTACGCCACATGGTCACGCACATGGTAACGTCCACCTAGTGGTTGTTGCGTAGATGCTACGATTGCCTGGCTTGTTGCGTGTATGCAACGTGTATGCGTGATGTTGCGTCAAGGATACTTGTTGCGTGGAAACGACAGGGGGGGGGTAGGGCCGAGGGGTTGCCGGTCATAGTTATAATGCCCTCACAAAAACTTTTTCTTTTTTTTACACTCATCACACATTCCATTACACTCCCCTGTAATGAGTTCTTTTAAGTCGATTACGTTTGCGCCTCGTGAGATCAAGGCTTCGCCAGACCTTCTGGAGAAGATTTACGAGGCGTCCCGATTGGGGTTAAAGGGTGATGCGTTGGCGTATGCTGCGGGTTTGCAGCCTGTGGAGTTTCGCCAGTTATGCCAATTAGACAACGCTGCGTCGATTGCCGAGGCGAAGGGTCGTGCGGACTCTGAGGTTGAGGCGGCGTCGGTACTGCGTAATGCTGCGCTCGATGGTGACGCAAAGTCCGCGCTTGAGTTGCTTAAACACCTTCACGGATGGGTTGCCAAGACGCAGGTGCAGGTCGACGTTAAGTCGCAGATCAGCATCGTTGCCGCGCTGCAAGAAGCGGAGTCTCGCGTCCTCACAGGCCGAGTATTTGATGCTGAACGGCCTGCATTGACCGCTAGCCCTGCTGTTGCAAGTGGGACTACTATTGCGGGTGAACGTTTAACACTTGAGAACGTCCATGCCGCAGAACGCTGAATATATCCCGACGCCTTCTGAGATGAACGCGTTAAATTACCATCGACGCAATCTGGAAGGTAAAACGTATTTGCAAAACCCAGATGGGTCGCTAACCACGTTTTATGGCGCAATCGTCGGGCCGGACAATAATCAATACAGATTGATTCCGACCTATTGGGGTGGGGCAATTCGTGACGTGCCAACCGCCATGCGTTTTGCAATGCGTTCGGGTATCGACTTTCCGACATACAAATCCCTGTCAGAAGCGGAAGATGCTGAAAAGCGGCTGCATGAAATTATGGCGCAGGACACCAAAACGTACCAAAGCAAGTCGCGTAAATAATGCAACTGCCGATCTATAGCCCCGAAGACGAACAACTGCTAATGGCGCGGGTGTGGGCACCCAAGATTAAAGACGACCCCGAAGCCTTCGTCATGTTCGCCTTTCCTTGGGGACAGCAAGGCACGCCGTTAGAACACTTCTCAGGCCCCCGTAAATGGCAACGTGCGGTGTTGCGACAGGTAGCCGACCATATCGCTAAGAACAAGACAGCGACCGCCTTCGAGGTGTTGCGCATGGCAACCTCGTCGGGTCGCGGTATCGGTAAATCCGCCCTTGTGTCGTGGCTCATCCTGTGGATGCTCTCTACCCGTATCGGCTCAACGACCATCGTGTCGGCCAACTCCGAAGCGCAGTTGCGCTCAGTCACTTGGGCAGAAATCACCAAGTGGGCGGCCCTTCTGATAAACTCCCATTGGTTTGAAATCTCCGCTACCCGCGTCATGCCGGCTAAATGGTTGGCGGAGTTGGTCGAGCGTGACCTCAAAAAAGGCACCCGCTACTGGTCGGTTGAGGGTCGCCTGTGGTCGGAGGAGAACCCCGACTCGTATGCCGGTGTCCACAACCACGACGGCGTAATGGTGATCTTCGACGAAGCCTCCGGTATCCCCGACCCAATCTGGTCAGTGACCGCCGGCTTCTTTACCGAAAACACGCCCAACCGCTTTTGGTTTGCGTTCAGTAACCCCCGCCGTAACGAGGGGTACTTCTTCGAGACGTTCCACGGGAAACGTGCCTTCTGGCGTACCCAGAACATTGACGCCCGATCGGTCGAAGACACCGATAAGGCGGTCTACGAGCAGATTATCGACGAATACGGCCCCGATTCCGTCCAAGCCAAGGTAGAGGTTTATGGCGAATTTCCGTCGGATGGTGATGAGCAGTTCATATCGCCTACTGTTGTGGACTCCGCGATGGTTCGCCCGCGATATAAAGATGAAACTGCTCCTGTCGTTATTGGAATCGACCCCGCCCGTGGTGGTGCGGACTCTACCGTAATCG